CCTGGGTCAAATTTCAATCGGCAGGGTGGGTCAATTTTCCATCAGCACCAACAACAAGCGGCCATCCTGTTGCACCGCCGCTTGTACGGTGTAGAGGAAGCGCGGCCGATCATCGAAGGGCTGCGCAATACCTCCGCGCTGCTTCAAGCCCGAGCGCGCCGGGTGATCCTGATGGCGCCGCCGCTGATAGAGCGGACGGTCGAGACCCCCGCCTCACTGCGCCTGCTGGCGTATCGGTGGTATGGCGACCATACCCGCGCCTCGGAGCTGCTCCGTCTGAATCCAGGCTTGCGCACGCCGTACAACATCGAGGCCGGCGAGGTGCTGCGTGCCTACGTCGACTGAATCCATCCGTCTGTCCATTGGTGGGCAGAGCCACGACATGTGGGACGGCTGGTCGGTTGAATCCGATCTGCTGACCCCTGCCGATGCCTTCGAGCTGGAGCTATACGCCAAGAAGTCCGAGGCACTCCCCTCTGTCCTGGTTGAGGGAGCGCCGTGCGTGCTGACGCTGGGCGGTGACCGGGTGCTGACCGGACAGATCGACGAGATCGAGCACGACATTTCCCGTGGCGGTGTCTTCATCCGGATCAATGGGCGAGACGGTGCGGCCGCGCTGGTTGATTGCTCGACTCCGTTCGTGTCGATGCGTGAAGCGGACCTGGCGGAGGTGATCAGCCAGGTCGTAAAGCCGCTCGGTATCAGCAAGGTGAAAATCCAAGCGGCCAACGCCAAGAGCCGCCGCCGTATCCAGATCGAGCCGGGCCAGTCTGCGTGGGAGGCGCTGCTCCAGGTAGCCGAAGCGAACGGGCTTTGGCCCTGGATGGAGCCGGACGGCACCCTGGTGGTGGGCGGCCCTGACTACACGGCCGCTCCGGTCGCCACGCTGATCCTCCGCCGAGACGGCAATGGCAATAACGTCCAGCGCCTGTCTGTCCGCCGCTCCATCGCGAACCGCTACAGCCAGGTCACCGTGCTCGGGCAGCATGGCCAGTACAGCAACGATGGCTATGACACCAGCCGGTCGCACCTGCGCTCCCAGATCAAGGATGACACCCTGGCGCAGCGCGGCATCTTCCGCCCCAAAGTGATCATCGACAGCTCCAGCGAAAGCCAGGACATGGCCACCACCCGTGCGCGCAAGGTGCTGGCTGATAGTCGGCTGGAAGGCTTCGAGATTCGCGCCATCGTGGCTGGCCACCGCGCAGGCAATGGCCAGGTCTGGACGCCAGGCCAGCGCATCATGGTCAAGAGTGAGCCTCACGGGCTGGACGGCACCTTCTTCCTGATGTCCAGGACGCTCCGGCTGTCGCGCGGCGAAGGCGCCATCACCGAGCTGCGCCTACGCGAAGACAAAATGTGGGTCCTGGACGGAAACCCACCGAAGAAGCACAAGGGCAAGTCCAACCCGGACTCGGCCTTCATTGAGCAGCTGAGGAACCTATGACCCGAGGTATGGCCCGAATGATGCGCGAAGCCGCTGCAGCTGAGCGCCGCAACTTCCGTCAGGCGTTCCGGGCCGTCGCGGCACGGAACACCCATGGCACGCTGATCGGTGTCGACATGCAGGGCCTGGCCGGGGAGTCTGTGACCGGCGAGCTGTTCCAGCACTATGGCTTCACCTCGGCGCCGCTGGCCGGGGCCGAGTTCATCGCCATCCCGGTGGGCGGCAACAGCAAGCACACCGTGGTAGTTGCCAGCGAGGATGGCCGATATCGGCTCCAGGTCAAAGACGGCGAGGTCGCCCTCTACACGGACGAAGGCGACTACGTGCACATGAAGCGCGGTCGAGTCGTCGAGGTGGTGACCGAGACACTCTTGGTCACGGCCGGCACCAAGGTGCGCTTCGAAACCCCGTTAATCGAGGCGACGGGCAACATCAAGGCAGACGGCGACGTGTCCGACCATACCCGCTCGATGCAAGTCGACCGCGACCTCTACAACGTGCACAAGCACGGCAGCGGTCCAATCCCTAGTCCGCAGCAGTGAGCCTGGACCAAAAATCCTAAGTGATCCGTAATCACAGCTTCGCGCGCGCGAAGCCACGATGCCCGCATGGACGCAGGCATTGACCCCACAACAGGCGATTTGAGCGGCAAGCGCATTAGCACGCTGGCCAACGCCGTATACATCCGCCTCATCACCCCGCTCGGGAGCTGGTGGGCGGATACCTCGCTGGGGTCGCGTCTGCACGAACTCCAACGATCCAAGGACCTCAGTCGAGTCGGCGCACTGGCCAAACAGTACGCCGAGGATGCGCTCAAGCCGCTGCTCGATGACGGTCGCGCCAAGGCAATCGCGGTAACTGTCGAACAGCCTCACAACGGCCGACTGGAGCTGCTTGTTGAGGTAACCGATGTCACCGGAGACCGCCAGGTCTTCCGTCATCTGGTAAGGGTCATCTGACATGGCGTATTCAGTGGAAACCTACGACTCCATCCTGGCCGGCATCCTCCGCGATATCCGTAGCCTGCTGCCCGAGGCCGACATCGGCACGGACAGTGACCATTACGTCCGTTCCGCCGCAGTGGCTGCGGCTATTGAGGGCATTTATCAGCGGCTCGCGTGGCTCTACCGCCAAATCTTTCCGGATACAGCGGACGCAGCTGAACTGCTGCGGCATGCGGCAAACCGTGGACTGACGCAAAAGGCGGCAGTCTCCAGCACATCCACCATTGCCGTAAGCGGGGCGCCAGGCACCGAGCTTCCAGAAGGCTCCGCAATCCGGCACATAACGTCCGGCCAGCTGTTCCTGGTGCTCACCAGCGCCACCCTCGGTGTGGACGGGAGGGCGACCGCTCCTGTTGCTGCCCAGTCGGCCGGCGCAGCGCAGAACGGGCTCACTGGCAGTCTCAGCCTGGTCAGTCCACCGCTGGGAATCGACGCCACCGCATCCTTCACAGCCCCAACAGCAGGGGGGGAAGACCAAGAGTCTGTTCAATCGCTCTTAGCTCGCCTTCTAGAGATCATGCGGCAACCACCTGCAGGTGGTGCCAGCTACGACTACGAGCGCTGGGCGAAGGAAGTCGATGGCGTCGCAGACGCTCTCATCCTCCCAGGACGGCGTGGTGGCGGCACTGTCGATGTCGTCATCACCGGGACTACTGGCGTCCCCTCGGCAGAGGTAATTGCGGACTGCTTGTCGCACATCCAGGACGTGTGTTCGGTCATTGCCGACGTATGGGTCTACGCGCCAACCATTCGCGTTGTAGATGCGTTGGTCCAGATCGATCTGGCTTCTGGCTATACGTTGGCAGAGGTGCAGCAGGCCGCCAGCGATGCTTATACGTCTCTTCTAGGCACGCTCAAGCCGACCGATCAACTGAAACGGTCTCAGCTTGAGGCGATGGTCAGCAATCTGCCGGGCGTTGCAGATCGCGTACTGGTGACACCAGCATCGAATGTCGACGCGTCGACCGACCCCACCCAGGTGGGCTGGATTCGCCCCGGCGCTATTACAGTCGAGGCAATGCCGTGACCTCGTTGGCCGACCAACTGAGGCAGTTGCTGCCTCCTGTGTCTTACGACGGTTCCGCTCGCATCCTTTCCGCGATCATTGAGGCGGAAGCGGGGTCACTGACAGCCTCTGAGAGCAACTCCACGGGCGTCTATCGGGCCATGTTCCCTGATACCGGGGAGGCCCTCTCTGACTGGGAGCGGGTGCTTGGGCTTCCTGATCCTTGCCTGCTGGGGCACCCCCAAACCGTTGCGCAACGCATACAGGCAGTTCTTAGCAAGCTCCAGTCCAGGGGCGGGCAAAGTCGCTCTTTCTTCATCCAGTTGGCGAAGAGCCTGGGTTACGACGTAACCATCACAACCTTCCGGCCTGCCCGCGCGGGCATCGCTCGGGCTGGTGATCCTATCTACGGAGGGGACTGGAACTTTGCCTGGAGGGTGAATGCTCCCGCCGTCACGGTCACGCATGCCATTGCCGGAGGAACCGTTGCTGGTGAGCCCCTGGCGGCTTGGGGCAACCGCCAGCTCGAATGCCGACTCAATCAACTTAAGCCTGCCGAATCTATTTTGCTGTTCGGCTATGGAGCGCAGTAATGCAGAAGATCAGTGATAGTACTAACACGGCAAATGGGTCCGGCGAGTTCACTGAGGGGAATCCGTCTGGTGGTGTCGACGCCACGTTGATTACGGCCGCGTGGCTGAACGCGCTTCAGCGTGAGGTCATCAACGTCCTTGCTGCTGCAGGCTTATCGCCAGTCCCTGCCAGTGATGACCAGCTGCGCCAGGCGATTTCCGCGCTGGTCGCCAACATGGCCAATGGCAAGGTGAATAAGACCGGCGACACCGTGAGTGGGACGCTGACGCTTTACAACGGGACGACTGATGCACCGGACCTGCGTTGGAACAACACGATGTGGAATGCCTACATCGACCTGTTTCAAAACCAGTTGCGCCTGATCGCTGACCAGTCCGGCCCTGTTATTTATCCGCTTGTCTTCGATTTGGTAGCCAAGACCGCGAGCATGTTCGGCTATACCGTCTGGAACAGCGGCAACTTCGATCCCGCCACCAAAGCCGGCAAGGCCACCACATTGGGCGGGTACGGCATTACCGATGCCTACACCAAGACCGAGGTGACCAGCTCTCTGTCCAGCAAGGCTGACAAGACCACCACTCTGGGCGGGTATGGCATCACCGACGCCTACACCAAGGGCGAGGCCAACACGCTGTACAACGGCAAGCTGTCGCTCACTGGCGGCGCGCTTTCGGGCGACCTGACGCTGACTAACGGGACCGTCACTTCGCCCAAGATTCGCTTCAACAACACCAGCTGGAACGCTTACCTCGACCTGTTCGGCAGCCAGTTGCGGCTGTATGCAGATCAGAGCGGCTCCACCAGCTACCCCTTGGTCTTTGGCCTCGGCGACCAGACCATGTACGCCTGGGGCAACCTGGTATGGACCAACGCCAACCGGCCGAAGAACACCGCATCGCTGGGGGCCAACGGCTGGTGGAAAGACTCTGATACGGGTCGCCAAGAGGTTTGGGGCCAGGCCACGCTGACGGTGGCGAACGCTGTCGGCAGCGTCGCCGACCTGGCTATCTCCTTTCCGGCGTCCTTCCCCGTCGAGGTCCACAGCGTGTCGTTTGCGGCCGTAGCCGGCAACGCTACCGAGGTGGTCGAGAACATCATCGGTTTCTACAACCTCACCACCAGCGGAATGGTCATCTCCGCGAAGCGCGTCTCCGGCACCCAGACCGGCGCCGAAACCATCGTTGTGCATTACCGCGCCACCGGGCGCTGAGGATCACCATGCAGACCATCATGTTCCTGCACGCCACGTCCCTGGCGTTCTACTCCACCGCCACCCACGGTCCGCGCACCTTGCTGGTGCCCGACCCTGACTGGAAGCCGGAGCCCGACGCCGAGCCAGCCGAAGCGCCCCTGATCGAGGTGCAGAACCCTGACTGCCAGTTGCCGCCGGCCGCCGAGCTGATCGAGCTGAGCGCGAGCCAGTACGAGCAGTTGGTCAATGCGCCGAGCCTGGGCAAGGTACTAGCGGTGAAGAACGGCAAGCCGGTCCTGGTTGATCCGCCCGCCCCGTCAGCTGACCGACTCGCCGAAACTGAACGCACCTGGCGGGATTACGTCCTGGTCGAAACCGATCCGCTGATAGCACGCCACCGCGACGAGCTGGAACTCGACGCCACCAGCACCACGCTGAGCCCTACCCAGTACCGTGAGCTTTTGGTCTATCGAGAGGCCCTGCGCGAATGGCCAGAATCGTCGAGTTTCCCGAAGAGCGATGCTCGACCGGGTGAGCCTGTATGGCTCTCTCAGTATCTGTAA